AACACCAAGCGGCGCAGATTGCCTCATTGCGTCATAAGATAACGACGCATAGTGAAAGAGTTTCAATAGAAGCATTGATAGAACAACATACTAAGGAAGTGACGGACCGAATGTCAGCAGAATTGCAAGGGAAGCATGAGTTGTCAGAGCAGAAACCTGACTGGTTCCTGCCTCGACTCGACGCTTTTCAGATCAGGAAGAATCTAATGCAGACCATGCCAGGCAAGACGACAAGATTACGAAGACAGCAGCTCACAAAGTATCTGGCGCAGTTCTCCAAGCGAGACTCGCCATTGTACTTTGACCCCAAGATAATGAACTGGGGATTGAGACAAATGTCTTCCGACCATGTAAGCTTTGCAGCAGGAGTGACGCAGCGGATCAAGTTTGCAGATAAGCAGATGAACAGACAAGCTTTTCATCAGACAGCAGGTTACGGAGCAGCTTTAGTAAATGCGCTATGCAGACACTGGGCGTGGGATCAGCACAAGGTCTACCCCTTGGACGAGAGTGGAAGAGATCGGGCCATTGTGGAGTTTCAAGAACGTAGATCAGACAGACCAATCGCATTGCAGAGAGCATCAATGAATCGAAGTGATCCTTTCTTTGTGGATATGTTACACGCGAAGCAGCAGATCAAGGAAAAAGGCGTGTACACCGTTGCCAAACCCCTACAGACGATATTAATCAGGAATGATGAATATCTATTCAAGTTGGGATGGGTAGGTGTGTACACGCTCGAGAAAATGTTAGAAGAGCTACCCTCGTGGATTTATTTGCATGTGAAGAAGACACCAGCACAATTGGCTGAGTGGGTTCTTAACAACGCAATATACAAACAACACGAGATGCTTGACATGACCTCCTTCGACATGTCTGTCGGGGGAGAGACCGTGCATTTGATGTCATGGCTTTTCCATAGATATTCTATTCCGTCAGAATTGATTGAATATTATATCGAGGACAAGCTGGACTTCAAGACCAAGAGCATGAGTTTTGCAATAATGACATTTTCCGGAGAACTGTTTACGTGGTTAGCAAACACTATGAAAAGTGCAGCAAGAGAAGCATTGAAGTTAGCGATGTTACCAGGGCAGCCCCTGATGGCCTCAGGAGACGACATAGAGCATGAAGCAGGCATCCCGGTTAGCCCGAATTGGGCTGAATGGGAAGAGATAGACACGTGTGTTGAGAAACGCGAAGTTGCAGACCGCGGGAGTTTCTGTTCGTTTGCCATTAAAGATGGAGTGGCTTACAAGGACCCCATTGTGCTATTCCGAAGATTGATGATCCATTTGACCAGAGGTGCAGTAGACAATATTGCACTTGGTTATATGGATCTATTTGCTGTCAATTATAACCTTGGAGACAAGGTTTATGAAGCGATGACACCTTTGGAAATGGAGCATCATGCAGCAGTGAAACACATAATGTTCAACCTCAAGAAGTATGGTTATACAGGACCCAAGATCGACTATGCAAAGTTTGACACGACTATTTATGATAATGACCGACCGACGCAAGAGCAAGCAAGTGGAATGGTACAAGTTGTATCTGACATTGTCACGCAGGCGGGGGAAATATTTTCCCCTACTGTTCATGATAATGTCAACGATTACGACTTGGCCCAATGGTGAGGACATACTCCTACGGAGTCGTTTACATGGAATCTCAGGCAACAGAGACGTTACAGGAGGCAGGGAGTGCCTCTTTTCCTGTGGTGAAATCCGCTCCTTTTGTCAATCGAATTGTATTAAACTATTCTACTGACGAAAGTGAGAAGAGAGAGTTTAAGATATCT